GGCGATCATAACATCCCCAAGTACGGGGAATTAGCTCTGAAACGAAGTGAGAGTTTCAACGACAGTGGTTGAAGTGGTGACAAACTTGTCCCCAGTTCTTAAGGGTCGTAATTTGAATCCGATGCTTGACACTATAGAGGGTGCCGTAGCAAGGGACATGGCGTAGGTTGTGATCGGAATGCCTCTGTCATCGGTTTCTATGGTCAAAGACCTACCGTATTGCGACAAGCCACTCACGCCGGAAAGTGTGGTTTGGAATCGAAAGGAATCGACTTGCTCGTTATCAGCAAGCACGATAGCACTTTGCGAACCAGACCCAGATCCAGGCTGTGATAAATACTCGACGTAACCGGTGAGGACATATTTGGACCTAGGAGCGAAAAGCGTTGATTTACCGGTTGCTGGATCTAGGGCCCAAGATGGTTCCCAGATTCCAGAAGTGGGGCTTGGTAGAATATAACTTTTGACATCCCCATCCGGTGCATTCCTCATCAGAGTGGCCTCTGGATTGATCTGCGGAATATTAAAATCTACTGACCAATCGAAAAATATGCTTCCGGCCTGCAAATCAGTTGCAATTGGCTCCCCGTTGACATTAACAGGGTCGGTGATTTGAATTAAATATGCGACTCCCTGTTGGCTAAATCGGACATTGCTTCGATCTTCTCCGGTGAAATAGAACTGTTGATCCGTCCGCATGGCCAAAGGTGTGCTTTTGGCAGTGTGAAAATTCCACTGTTGAGCACCCGTTTGTGCCACGGCTTGTCGTACCAAAGCATCAGGATTTGTAATAACAGCGGGATCATCCTTAGGATCCAAATCTACATATAAGCATAGTTGGCAAGCTAAGGTCACTGGCACTGCAGGCACATAACGCAACTGCAATTTAGTGAACCGAAAGAATTCATACAAGCTAGCAAATTGAGTCAACCGCGTTCCTGGGAAGGCGGATGGACTAATTGGCCAGGCATGCAGAATCCTTTGCGAACCAACGGCACCAGCACGTACAGTGACAGTGCCGACAAAATCGCTACCAGCATGCTTGTAGATGCGATTCCGGACTGGCCGGCTGTTTTCCATATTGATTGCAAGGTATCTAGGACGAGATCTTGGAACAATGGGGTTGGCGAATTTCTTCCCATTGCCGTTTGACTTCCCGTTACCGTTTCTCTTCTTAAACGTGGCGCCGTTCCCGTTGCCACGTTTTGTGTTACCATTTCCATTAGGCATGTTGTTTGTGGGAGCCCACCACCCATCCTCAAAACAAATTTGATATGTCTGTGCGGCCGGTTTTGACCAACTCGTCCTCCATCTTGTGAATGTCTTCGACAGAACACTCACTCTGGCGGGCCAACCACACGAACGTATCTTCATTTGCTTCAACTCCCTTAATAGATTCATATTGTACACGCCTCTTAATATCTTCATTGACGACCAATGAACGGCCATTCCAATGATGCTTGACGTAAGCCCGAACCACCGGACATGCAGGAGAGCATAACAACTCAGCATACAGCTTTTCTTGGAACCGAATCCAAGCCGCACGTCTCCCCAAGAAATCCGCGGATTTATTAATCTTTGACAAAACTTTTCTAGGCCTACGTTGCAACATGACCGTATCCTTACCATAATGTCTAATGGGCATGAGTGAGGAACTACAGAAATCGACATCCCACACAGTTTTGGCCTCTTGGATTTTGATTGCGAATCCGATTCTGGATGCCATCTCTTCATAAGATGATACGTCCAACGGACTGGAGTAAACGCCATCATCACCTTTAACAGCGATTTTGCCGTCAACACCTTCGATCGCAAACCAAGTTTTGACCAAAAGGAAGTGAAGTATAGTGTTACCAAGAAGCGTATCCACATCCCCGGATACGCGACCACTTCGTCGATATCTAATTCCATTCTTCCATTGCCACAGTGGATTACTATATGCGCGATATACCGCCGTATCTCCCTCGAAACGCCCGAATACCCGAGAATATAGGCGACACAAACCAGCAAACATCCAATTCGTGCACCTAGAATCCCAAGCACTCCAATCAACCGACATGGTATGCCAACCTCTACTGGTAGAATGCTCGTAAGTATTTTGCAAGTGTTCTGCAAGGCGAACTGCATCCAATTTAAGAGGAGCAAACTCAGGATACAAAGCCACGTTGTCCCGAATGTGCTGCTCGAGAGCTGCGATATAAGGTCCAAACTTGGCTTTATGCATTTTATTGCGATCCCCGATTGGATGCGGAAGCTTGCCTTTAGGAACGAGCTCTTTCTTAATAAATCCAGAGACGCGGTCTGCATACTTTTCATCGAATGGTACTGGTTCAATAGTGCCGGTGGGTCTGCCTGGATCGAGGTATTTTTCATATTTAGATCCAGAGAACCTGCAGACCCAGTCCGGAAAGGGCACTGGTTCAACCACACCACCAACGTTATCTAGGATACGATCAGCGAGCTTATCCACTTGTTTGACAAATTCATTATGGTAAACGTCATCAACATCTTCTTTGGGTTTAGCACTGAGCCTCTTTTCCAAAACGGCTTCGATGAGGTCATCATTGGGACACCAACTTACATACTCATCAGCTCCTTCCAGATCTGGAACAAACACAGTTCCGGAATTGCCAATGGTTTTGTCTCTGGCATCCACATATCCATCAGAAGGCTTGAACTCTGTCACAGTTTCTTCAAACTGTTTCGTCGTCCGCGGCTCAGCTATGGCTATGCGATGCTCAATTTTAAACCCATCCGGCACCCAATGCAAAGCATCGATCATAAGTCTCAAGCTCAATGCTATTGAAGATAGAAATGGTAGCTTGGATCTCTCAACGAGATTCAACAAGCCACTCACAAATGAGAGAACGGTATTTAGAAGTTTCCTTATTTCCCCAACGACCCAGGTGAGATCAAAGTTATTTGTCCAACGACACAAATTAGAATAACAATCACCACCTAACGTCCATTGCAGGGCAAGTTTCAACTTCTCGATCATGGCATGCCAACTAGCATAAGAGCTGGCATTGACTGACGATCTACCAAGATTCTTGGCGCTATCCAACATCATTTCAATGTTCCTCCTGCCATGAGCAGCTATTGTGGCTTCCACCAAAGCCTCAGGTAAACCAGAAGGCAATGTTGGAGAATCCCACTTTTCAAGCACCTTTCGGTGCAAGCTAGCTCTGGCCTGTGCCACCGAGGTGATATTCAAAACGGAAGCCAATAACATATTAACCATATGTTCTGGCACCAAGCGACGATCCACAACCAATCGCGGATTAGCGTAATTCGTCACCATCCTCGTACCACCAGGGCCCAATAATAGAATATCGTAGCAGCCAATTCTCTTAGACCAGTGAAACCAATCATCCTTATTTTTGATGAATTGGTATGGATCTACATCCGTATAAACCTTATCACCAGAGTCAACCCGTAGCGTGAAAGTTCCACCGCTTCGATGAGAAATTTCCACACCATAAAAGGGGTGAGATCCCTCAGCAAGGTTGTTAACCGCCATGATAACCTGTTTCCCACTCATGTACAATTTCTCCAAAGCAGTTTCATTCAAGTACACGTCGCACAACACTAACAATTCAGACGTGAGAAATTGATCACAAGTGCAATCAGGATAACGGTGGCTACAAACCGTACAACCTGGTGGTGGTTCACGCATAGGCACATCCGTAGTGTATATTTGCGGTGATAAGTAGTGCATGCCTGGGACATAATATTTATTCATATTGGCGCGGGGTCCAATTTCTGTGGTTTGCACATTACGTGTTTTAATGTGTTTAACAATCTCCCCAGCTACCAATTCTCGTGCCAATTTGGAGGCATAGTGTGCGCAGGGTGTGGACCGAACTTCTTCAACTTTGATTCTGTCAGCCACCTCTAAAAATTCCCTGGATTCCACAAACCATTTGGGAGCACTAAGCACTCCTGGCTTGGGGGGTAAAACAATCTGATGTGTCGTTCTAGCACGACTAACCATCACACACTCCCAACAATTTCCTCCAACCCTAGCTGGTAAATGTCGTATGTATTCTAATTGCTTAGCATCTCCACCTTTGTGTTTCCCAACAAAGGCGGCGTCCGGATCTCGTAATCTTCGCAACTCAGGCGAATTAAATGCACGGCCTGGTCCCAACAAAAATCTATCTCCGACATAGATATTTTCATCCGTTGATGTGAAATCGAATTTCTCCAAAATAAATAAAGCAGGAAATTCGATTTTGTGCTTCCATGAATCATGGATCAACAAATCAACTTTCTCCTCCGGAACCTCAAACTTGACATTCTTCAAATGTTTTAAACCACAATTAAATAATTCGGGTTTTGTATCTGTCAAGTGAAAGGTAACCTTTGGATAGGACGTTGCCAAAGAAATGAAATGAGTACCAGGCGCTGCTGACGGACAATATACCACACAGCTAGGCAGCACGCTCAATATTTTATCCAAGACTGCAGCTTCTGTAACAAAAAGTTTCATATGGGCATCCTCTTGGAACCCTTTCAGCTGGTCAATTGGTTTAACCGCTGGCAAGTTGAATATATCAAGCCAGGGTAAATCAGCCATAGTATCAGCATTGCGTAGAGCATGAACACATGCTGATGAACATGATCGAAGTCTCTCAAACTTCGTTTCACCTCCGTTGCGTACAACTTCAGTATTATAGTTTGCACGGTGTTTTCCACTATGC